AACTTGTACGGTGCTAACTTGTGCGGTGCTGACTTGTCCCGTGCTGACTTGTCCGGCGCTGACTTGTCCCGTGCTAACTTGTACGGTGCTGACTTGTCCGGCGCTAACTTGTACGGTGCTGACTTGTCCGGCGCTAACTTGTCCGGCGCTAAAAACGCTGAATTGGCTGTTGCAAAAACAAGAATATTACCTGACGAAGGGGATATTATTGGCTGGAAAAAATGCAATAACGATGTAATAGTTAAACTACTGATTAAATCAAATACAAAACGCTGCCATGCGTTTGGGCGTAAATGCCGTGCAGAGCGTGCAACTGTTTTAGACGTTTTTGGCGATGATATTGGAATTAGCAAACATGATAACAAAACTCAATATATAAAAGGCCAAGAAGTTGTTTGCGACGCATGGGGCGAAGATTGGACTATTGAGTGCTCGGGCGGAATTCATTTTTTTATTACACTTTTAGAAGCTAAAAATTACTAGGAGATAAACATGCAACCACAATACATAAAAGCAAATGGCGACGAGTTACTAGTTAGCGGCCTAAAATATGGCGCTGACGACCTTTTAATCGACGTGTACGGCTTTGCGAACAAAAGCGACGACGATTACAGCATTGAAGGAATAACACTGCACAAAACAATGATTGATCTTGGCGGATTGTTTAGCCAAGCAAATTTGCGCACTGTTGAAATGCTTGTGTACACAGCAAAAGAAAAAGAAGCGCAAGAAGCAAAACAGCAAGCGCAAGAAGACCGCGCTATTGATCGTAAAATTTCACGGAGCGTTTAACATGAATGAGAGTTCAGAAATCACATTGCAAGACTTCATCACTGGAATTCTTGGCGCAATCATCTTTCTTATTATTTTGTCGCTAGTTGCAAATAAAGATGATGATGAAATTAGCTTGCAATACTCAAAAGAAATTGCGGAAGCGCAGCAGAAAACAATTGTTCACGAAAGAAATGAAACGCTGCACGAAAAGTGCATTAATAATGGGGAGTGTGAAAAATGAATAAGAAAGAATTTATTGCCAAAGAAATTGAAAAAAATAAACTCGTTTTTGGTCGCTGGCATTCAGAAGAAAAAATTAATTCAGCAGATAAATTAAAAATTATTTTTGAAGATCCCCCTAAAAATGAACAAGAGGCGCTTCAGCATGGGAACGCTCTTGCAAATACAGAAAATTATCCCGTTGGTCCAAGTTCTTGTTTTAACGTTGGCATATCTGGAGGATGCGGTATTGAGTGCTTTGTTTTTGTTAATGGCGGGTGCGAAGAGCCACAAGAAATTTCCAAAGATGATGTTATTACTTTTTATGGAAAAGAAGAAGCCAGCTTAATTTTAGAATCTTATGAATGTTTTAAGGAGAAAGCATGAAAAAGCAAGAATTAACAGACTGGTATCCACCACATATTAAACCAGTTCGGGTTGGTTGGTATCATACGGGATTAAGAAATGAGAACCCTAAAAATGGCGGATCAGAATTAAATCAAAATTTGTGGTGGAATGGGATGGAATGGTCAACTTATGAAAATGGTTTGCGTTTGCTTTATCAAAATCGCTGGTGGCGAGGAATAAAGAAATGAGTAATACAAGCAAACATATTTTTGAACTTTGCGAAGCGGCCGATAAATTAGGATTAACACTGGAGGAATACAATGAGCATTTACAAGAAATTACAAGACGCACGAATCAAACTGCAATCAATCAACATGAAGAAGTCCGGCCACAATAAGTTTGCAGGTTATCAGTATTTTGAACTTGGTGACTTTCTTTTACCGATTCAGCAAATTTTTAATGAAATCGGATTGTGTGGCATAGTCTCATTTACAAAAGAAGTCGCTACTCTGCGCATTTATGATACTGAATCATCAGAATTTATTGAGTTCACTTCACCGATGGGTAGCGCGGCTTTAAAAGGCTGCCATGAAGTGCAAAACATCGGTGCAGTGGAAACATACCAGCGTCGATATTTGTACGTCGCCGCGATGGAGATTGTTGAGCATGACGCTATCGAAGCAGTGACAGGCAAAGATGATTTAAAAGATATTGCAATGGAAGTCATTGCATTAATTGAAGCGGAAAAAATTGCTGAATCAATTAAATATTTAGAAGATCAAAATTTAGGCGCAGATAAAGCGAAGTTATGGAAACTTTTATCACCTAGGTATCAACAAGTAATTACCAATTTTAAAAAGGAAAACAAATGAATATCTCTTTATACAAAGCAGCAGATGAACTAGCGCCATTGCTTGACCAAATTGATGACGATGGCGTCATCAGTGACGAATTAGCTGATGCCCTTTCCATTTTTGAAGGCAAAGGCGTCGCTGTAATTGCTTACATTTTAAATTGTGAAGCTCAAGCGCAAATGATTAATGATGCAGCAGAAAAAATGAAAGCCAGAGCAAAGCCATTTTTAAATAAATCCGAAAGATTAAAGCAATATTTGCTAGACAACATGAAGCGAACAGGAATAACTAATATTGAATCAGCAGAATTTACCGCAAAGTTAGATTTAAACAGAGATAAAAGCGTTGAAGTTTATGAGCAAGCATTATTGCCAGAAAAATTTTTAAAACAACCAAAGCCCGTTGAGCCTTCGCCCGATAAAATTGCAATTAAAAAAGCAATTGAATCAGGCGAAGAAATACAAGGCGCAAGAATTATTGCCAAAGACCGCTTAACAATTAAATAGGAAATCTACATGTCATCATTAAATAAATGCACGTTTATCGGGAATCTTACACGTGATCCTGAAATTAAATACTTACCAAGTAGCGAAGCTATTGCAAACGTGAACATTGCTTGCAACGACAGATGGACGGACAAAACCACGGGCGAACGTAAAGAGTTAGTCGAATATATCCGCATCGCTTACTTTGGCAAACTGGCCGAAATTGTTGGGCAGTACGGTAAAAAAGGCGGGTTAGTCTATGTTGAAGGCAGCTTGCGCACACGTAAATACACGGACAAGGACGGAGTAGAAAAGTTTGCAACTGACATCAAGGGCAATGAATTCCGCATGTTAGGCGGAAAAGCTGAATCAGCGCCACCGCCACAGTCACAGCAGCGACTTGCACAACGCCAAGCACCAAGACAAGAAGCAAGCGGCTTTGATGACTTTGATGAAAATATACCATTTTAAAAATAATTTAAATAAAACTTGCAAGTAATTGCATTATGGTTTAATATGTAGTTATTGCAGCGCGGTTGAGGGTAGGAAGTGAATTAATCGCGAGGGTAGTTTTGAACGCCAATCAAAATTGCATAAATATTCGCATAATGTATGTGTAGCCCGCACGTTTTCAAGCACCCTGACAAGGTTTAATTATGCAAAGTCCGAATGACTCACGTTACGAGTCACTACACGCATGAGCATTGATGCAAAGCCAGTAACTAACGGGTGTTGGTTGCCGAAGGTTTAATTAGTGCTCAGTCGTGTAGTAAATGAGCAAAATTTTAAACGGTGCTCAAAAACGGAAATATGCCGTGACGCTAAAACGGGGAAGAAAGCAGTCTGGCCGCTTCCGGTTCGTGCGGTTGGCTTATGGAGATCGATATATCCGAATCTAAGAAGGGGTAGCGTCCTTCTACTACACGTAACCTGCACCGCGTAAGAGTGCAGGAACTAGATACAAGCGGCTTGAGTTAGGTATTAGCAACCTAATAGTACAAGCTCCGTCGTAATTGTTTTTGGTCAACTCTGCTTTATGAGAATCAAGCTGCTTGTATTTAGTTAAAACTGGAGAATAAAAATGAATGAAAAAATAATAAAATCTTTTGAAGCGTGGCACAAAGAAAAGTTTCCGTTTGAGTCTCTGAAAAAGCTAAACAATGAAACTTATGTAGATGTTGTTGTATTTAGTCGCTTTGAAGGCTATCAAGCTGCACTTGCAGCACAGCCGCAGCAAGAGCCAGTAGCGTATCTATACCACGATGCCGCAAGCCTTGATGATTTGCTTCGAAATCGAACGAGCGAAATTCTGTATAGCGTTTGCTTTTCACTGCGAGGTCTTGGAGGGGCTTATAAAAATGAAACGCCACTCTATGCGCAGCTAGTACAGCAAGAGACGCCCAATAAAAAATACTGCGGGACATGCTCCTCATTTCGCGTTGGTGATACTTGCAAAAAATGCGGAAGCGAAACGTTCATTCCTCATCCCGACTTTACAGAGCCACCATTGCCACCTATCGACAAAATTCGAGAATTAGCGAAAGAAGTTGGATATGCAATTGGTGTTCACGGAACACAAGAACGCGATTTTGATGTTATCGCCGCACCTTGGGTAGATAGTGCAGTCGGGAATTACGGTTTAATCCAGCACATCGCAAAAGGTCTAAATGCAACCATCGTTGACCAAGAGCATAAACCGTTAGGCAGATACGCTGCAACATTGCAGATTGATGGATGGTATAAGCCGCTTGATTTATCCGTTTGCCCTACCATGCAGCCAGTACAGCAAGACCATATTGCTGACAGCAGCAAATTGGTTCAAGCCGTGAATGCACTAGCAGTGCAAACAGGCGAATCAGCAGAGGAAATTACCGACTGGCTCACGAATAAAGGCGGCTTGACTCAGTTGATGCTTTCTCACTTTTCTGCAAAGACAGCGGAGAGCAAGCAAGAATGGATTCCTGTAGGAAAAGTTGGTTTATCGGATGGTGCTTTGATATATGCAGTAACAAAACTTGGCAACGTTGTTGAAGCTGAATATTTCTGGCGGCAAGGAGGTGATCCAGATCGAATTATTTCAAGCGAGTATGGCGATGATTCAATGCGCGAATATACACACGTAATGCGCAGAGAAAAAATCCTTCCAAAGCCACCAGAGACAAAGGAAGGCGCGGTATGAATTTCGCTCAACAAAAAGACATTACCGTAGCTGATTGCGAAGCGATAGCCAAAGAACTGAACGAGCTTATTCAAAAGATCAAAGAAGGCGACCTTGATGCTTTTGTGAAGTTCTGGATTGAGGGCGGAACGGCTGAAGGTGATGCGCGTATTAATCAAATTCAGGAAATTATAGCTTTGCGTTTTATTCACCGCGAAAACGAGCGCAATAGCCAGCAAGAGACACCCAAAGGAGGGGAATAACATGAGCAACGCACGTTATTTAATTTCTCGCAACAAGCGCGAGGGATGGTATTTCGAATTTAAAGGACGAACAAGAAAGCACGGAAAATGTTTTTCTTTGCGTAGTTATGCAAAAAGAATGCGTGACTATAAAAATGCTAAAAAGGCTAATCATGAGTGAAGAAATAAAACCAGCAAGACAGCGTTATAGCGAATGGCTTACAGAGGGAAAAACATCTACGCTAACACACGATCAGCTTCATTCTCAATTTATGCAAAGCGAAATAAAAGATCTTCGCGCAGCGGTTGAAGCACTACAGAAAGAGAACACAAAACTGAAGCAACTAATTGCAGATAAAGAAAATGCAATTGCAGAGCTTACAAAAATTGTTCAGGAAACTGAAAAGTTTTACCAAAACAAAAAAAATACCTTTATTTCGCAAATTCAAGGGCAAGAAATTATTATTAAAAATTTAAGGTTTTCTTTAGATGAATGGTTTAAAAAGACTCTATTTGTTCATGAAAACAAAGACAAACTTTTTGATGGATGTCTTGGTATTCACTTAGCAGATGCGATGCGCAAAGTAATTGAAGCGCAAGCAAAGCGTATTGCAGAGCTTGAATCAGTAACTAACACTAACTTGGAGAAATAAATGAATAAAGAAGAACAAACTGAAAATTTAATAAATGAATTTACTGATTTTGCAGCAGAATATCCTCAAAGTGCTTTATCTTTAATTATTGGCTTATTTGTTAGCTTGCTTGAGCACAGCATAAAAGAGCAAGGAGGAGATGAAAATAAAGCAATAAAAATTGATGGGGGCGAAAAACGTGACGTCACTGTTCACGCAACAAAACATTAAATCAATAAATAACGCCAACTTGATCAATCAGCGCATTTAGTTTTTCAGCGAGCCTTGAAGCTTCTTTTGCCAAGTCTGAATATCTTCCTGCGCACTCTCCAAGTAAGTCTGCCCCGACTTCTCTTTGTTCAATAGGTCTTTGCTGATCTGCGGAAGTTGTGGGCACTCTTTTACTACTTGCGATTGTGTTGCGCAACCGCTCAAGAGAAGAATTGAGCTTATCATTACTAGCTTGCATTTGATTGAGTCTGACTTGATATTCATCATATTTCTCATTTGCTTCTTTCTGTTTAGCTAGTTCGATTTTTATGTTTTCTTCACGCGCTCTTTGTGTTGCATCGTCCCACTTCTTCTGCACTTCTGCGCGGCCTTGGTCTATAAACTTGTGTTTTTCGTGTTGATAGATTCCGAGCGCACAGCCAAAGGCTAAGGCAACTAAGCCGAGTTTAACCCAGTTAAGCATAATTTACTTTCTTCATTTCTGCGTTTAGTTAAGCCAGGCAACGATACCATTACACCTGCAACTTTTGCTTTGTCCCATTTTAGCAACTGAAGGCAAGCACCTTTAATATCGCCACTTTTTAACATCCTAGCTGCTGTGGATTTTTTAGGGTCACAAGCTACTGTGTACCCGATATTGTAAGCAGCATCAGAGAAAGCCGCCAAGACTGGAATAGGAAGGTTTGGGGCGCATTTATCGACGTGGTCAATAGTTTCTAACATCGAAGAATTTAAACGATCCTTACACTCTTGTATCGTGTATTTTCGTGTAGGGTCAACGTTATGAGTTTCACCATAACAGACTGTCATAATCCCGACTGGGTCACGGTATGCAACTTGTCGCAATCCCTCAGCAGGAACTGCAAGCGCAGTCGCTAAAAGTAAAGCCGCACCTTTCTTCTGGTTATTTTCCATCGTCTTTTCGCCTTCCTATATTTTTCTGCGACACTATACGAGAAATAAAAGCTAAATTGGCAACGAGAAAAGAAATTATTGCAAAAGTCCCATGAGAAAACTTATCTGAGAACATTGGAATAATCACCTCTAAGCCACTGAAGAATCCAGCGATGAAAACAAAGCGAATTGACCAAGCATGTTTGAGAACGTGCCACCAATCGTCAATTAACCGAATTTTAGCCATTTTCATCTTCATCATCAAAGTTAAAGGATTTTTCAAGCATTTCTGTTTTTTTCTTCCAGAAATTACCCTTGTTTATGTTTGCTCGGATGAGGAAGCAACATGCAATGATACCGAAGAATACCGAAACTGCGCCTAACACTTGGTTAATCAATCCAATGTTCGTGAAGAACGCGGTTAATATTGTCGCTATTACTGTCCCGACTGTCGTTCCCGTAGCGTCTTGAACCTGTTCCATACTTTCTTTTAGCATTTTGGTGCCTCGCCTTTTGTATTCTTTCCCAAGCTAGCGATATCAATGCTACAAAGACCGCGCATGTCAAAATAAGCCGTAGTATTTCGATCATCGTCTATCCAAATTAGTCGAACGATGAGCGCAGCATCTAAAGCGTAGATCATCGCATTATAAGCAACTGGAGAAAAATAACATTCATATAAAACCCAACCCACATACTGTATAAGTAAATTTGCAAAGCATATTTTTTGCAAGTCACTAATAAAATTAGTATTACGCACACTTGGCAAAACCATGATGCAAATAAAATTAAACACCGCAGCCACAACAAAATACCAATAGCTTCTAATGTCTTTTAAAACAAAAAAAGATACTAGTTCTATTGTGGCTAAGAAAAATGCGGCTATTAACCGCATTTGCCAATGCTTAAACTGGCTCATTTTTTCTTTGACTTGCGAAAACCGCTTGGTGGTGGCGGTGGTGGTGGCGGTTTAGTCGGGCCATCTCCACCGATGGTTAGTTTATATTTTAACATTTTTACCTTTCAAAGTTAGCTACATTTTACAACAAAACATCCATTTATTAATTATGAATAAATGCTTAAAAACATATTACATTGCACACTAGCCGTAGTAAAAGTCAAAGTAAGTCCATCAGCGTCAAAAGCACATGTTGCAGAATTGGTAATCACATTTGCAGGAGTTCTAGTCTGTAATACTTGTCCGCCTACTGCGCTACATGTATATCCTGCTGCTGCTGCAGTTGTATATGTGCATAGTTGTGTTGCGCCATCGTATGAGCCAAGGCTTGTAATTACCGATGTACTGCCACCTATTACCGCTTCAATTTGTACTGCTGTTGGTCTAAATCCTAGCCCCGTAATCGCCAAAGTACCAGGGGCAGCTAGTCCTGCTTGGTTATATCTTACAAAAGCAGGTTGAATTTTCCCGTTTGACAAAATATTGCTGCGAATAACGCAATCAGAGCCCCAAAATCCGGTATCCCATCTAAATGTACCGACGCCCTCTTGAAAGAAATTATTATTTGAAATTGTAATTTGCGAAGGAGTGCCGCCGCTAAATTGATAACCTTGAATTGCATATTTTTGAGTTTTAGTCCCTTGCAAGTCATAAATAAAATTATCGTGAATATCAATAAGAGAAGGCGCAACACCAGAAGATAGACCAGAAGAAAAAGGATTTGAGATCATCGCAATACCTGCTGAAACTGGGTAAGCAACGGTATCAATGCCGTTTTCGTGAATTCGATTTCCTTTTACTTCTACGCGTTGGCAGTCACCCAGCACAATTCCGTCTTTTGCGCATCGAGAAATATCATTATCCGCAATAACAATATTTGTCCCCCAAATTTCTAGACCCGCAGCGGCTACAGTTTTCATCGTCGTGCCGTTTATACGATTATCTTTGATAGAAATATTTGTCCCATCAGGGTTCATATAAAGTGTAGATTCGTAGTTATTATTGCAAACGTTCCCATGAAATCTACCGCCATTTGTTGAAAAATAAATTGCAGACCATCGATTGCCTTCAAAAAGGCAACTTAGAACATCAATGTCTTTGCATAATGATGTATCTCCTGAGCGCCCTGTCCAAATTGCCGACCCGCCTTCTGTTGTTGCAATTGTTTTTCCTAGCCCCGAAAATTCACACTCACTAATTCTAAATGCATTACATCCACCAATTGCTATACCTTGGTATGTATTATTTTTAAACGAGCATCGTTCTATTCGACTTTTTTGCGCTTTAAAAAATGAAACTAATGCTATTGTTCTTAAAGTATTACTATTACCATCAAACGATAAATCCTCAATTGCCATTCCAGTATCGTAATAAGTATCAACTGAGCCTGATTGAGTAGCATTTATAAGCATTTCTGAAGAAGCTGAAAACCCAGAAGATAATGTAAAGGTCGTAACACCAATACCAAACCCGCGTATTTTTGTTTTACTATAAATTGTAAGTTTTGACCCGATAAGATAATTTCCAGCAGGAAAAACTAGTTTTTTACCAGTTGCAGCATTTAACGCAGCTTGTACCGCAGAGCTAACATCTATCAACAATGTCCCAGCTTGAACATCAGCAATTTGTGCCGACGTCATAAACTCGAACACGTTATATTCTTGCCACTCCAAAAGATTTTTAAGCGTAGTCAAAACCGCACTTGTCGCAGTTCTAAGCCATCCGATTAAAGTAGTACCAGTTGATGACGCAAGAGTTGCAGAATCAGTACGTAGTATCAATTCATCATATCTTGCAGAATCCCCAGAAGCCGAACCCGCACTTAATCCCGTCAATTTATGGTTTGACATCGGGATGTTAGCCGTTACATTACTTTGACCATCGGTTGCAATTGATGATGTTATTGCTGTCGATAAGTCGCTTGTTAATGTGTTAAATGTTGCCGAGCTGATTGTCGTCCCGCTTGTAACTGGCTGGCCTGCTGGCAATACATACGTACCTGATCCGTTTCTTGGCATGATAATCCCTTAGTTTGTAAAGTCTTGCAAATTCAAAGTTGGTTGAATCCCTGCGCGTATTAAATTACTTAGTTCTAATGCTTTTTTCATTCTTGCGTCTGCATCAAGTGATTTTTGTACCGCTTTTGAAGCCATAGCAGGATTTGCCAATACTTCAGCCAATTTTGCTTTTGTTGCTTCGTCTGCGTTTTTGTACAGATAATTACCTGCGGATTTAACCGCCCCACCTAATCCTGATTCTGAAATAAAGTTAGGTATTCCCGCCTTATTCATAAGCCCTTGCATTGCAAAATGCTGCCAAGTATCAGAGCCAGAAGGCTTGCCACCAGTAATGCCTTTTGCAATCATTCGAGCATCTTCAGCCACACCTTGCAGTTTTGCCATTTGCTCAGGTGTCATTATGTTTTCAAGTTTGGAATTTTTTAAGCCCGTTACGTTTTGCGCTAATTGATCGCCATTTTGTAACGCCCGAGCATAAGCATCTGCGCTTAATTTAAACGGTGCATTACCACCCGCGTCAGAGAGAGCAGGCACTAACTTGCTATAAAGTTCTTGGCCTATGTCTATCTGATTGACAGGCTTCATATTCTCCACATGTGCAAGCCGTGCTTTTTGGTACGCTTCAGGCATTAAATCAAGCAATTGCCCACGAGTAGCTTTAATTGCGTTGGATTCAGTTTTAGCGATTCCAAGTGTAGGGTCGCTTAAAAGTGCATCCATTCCCATTTTTATGGTATGCATTCCGCTAACTGGAACCGATTCAACGGGAGGCACTTCAAACGTAGATGGGGCGCCTTTTGTTACAATAGCTTCTTCAGCAGGCGCTACATTGTTATAAGGGTTAAATTTTCCTTGAACTCTACTTACTTTATCTGGCGAATTAACTGTTAAATATTTAGGCAATAAATCCTCAATATTCACAGGTGGATTCATCCCAATTTCTTTTGCAAGATTCTTTGCTCGCTCAGCGGAAGAAATCATTGACGGACGTCTTGCTAAATTAGTCAATTCAGGCGTCACAGGCATGTGTTCCGCATTTGCTAAAGTATATAAGTCTTTAGCTTTTGCATCTACTGCCGCTTGTGCGATTGCTCTTTCTTCGGGATTCTTTGCTATATCAGCTAATGCCCCTGCTAAAGCATTTCTTTGCGCTTGGTCTTGAAACATTTCAGGATGAACAGATTTTACAGACCTCTCAATTGATTGCATTTTAGGGTTTGTCGTAGCCTGACCGACAGAAGGCATAAATCCTTCAGTTTTTCCCGTGTTTGTAGATAGTTCTTGCAAAAAATCAGGTACTTTATAAGGTTCAATTTGGCTTTTAATAAAATCACCAACAATTCCTAGCCTTCCGCTATCAGAAAAAGGCTGTACTAGTCCTTTTGCAGCACCCAATGCTTTACCAGCGCCACCAACAACGTAAGTTAGTGGGTTCGTATATTTTGATGCTGTACTCAATGCATCAGCTAATTGACTAGCTTTGCTTATATTACCGACTTCGCCAACTTTTCCAACTAATCCAGCGCCACCAGATAAAACCGTAGAAAGGTCACCCAAAACAGCGGCAGGGTCATTGGCTAAATGCTCTTTAAATCCTTCTACGCTTCCATAATTTTGTTTATATTGATTATTTACAATATTAGCGACTTTTTCAGAACGTCCATAGGCGTCTGGATTTGGGTCGATACTTTTTAAAGTAGATACCACAGATTCAGGAAGAACCTTATTAACTTCGCCAGCTGCTAAATCTAATATAGAGCCAGTCGTATTAATTGGATGAGCTAAAGCCGAACCAATACCACTAACAAGGCCATAAACACTTTTAGGCAGATTCCCCGCAGATTCCAATGCAATGCCACCCCATGTCTTAGGCTCTTTCTTTGCGGCAGGCTTAGCTGTAGAAAGATCGAACCCCTCAACTGGTTTTGCGGTTTCAAGGTCAAATCCCATTATTTCACCTCTTGAAATTGTTTTCCGTCTGGGCTTACATAGGCTCTATTGCCTTTTGCGTCTGTGTGCAATATCCAGCCTTGATTGTTTTTAGGTGGAACATTAGCCGTAGATTTTATTGATTGATCTTCGTATTTAGGCGCATTCACTTTCAAATCGAAAGGAAATTTTGCACCGCCTTGGCTTGCGGATTCAATGTCTCGATTATGCAAATCAATAACTTTGTGCGCCATCTGATCGCGCCAATCCAGAATCTTATCAAGTGCTTTAGGGTCTTTCCCAATTGTCCCCATGATCGCATCGAGGCGTTTTGCATCTGAATCTGTCGGATTTACCCCAAGTTTTTTAGCATTGTCTAAAATGCCTTTGCCTAGTGTAGATCTTAAATAGTCAGTTTGTGACGCTTTGTTAGAATCAATATCTATTCCTAAACTAGACGCGATTTTTACTGCATCCGTTTTTGTATCTGCGCCAAATCCTTGATAAGCGCCTGATTTAATCGCGGCTCGACTTTCATTAATTGCGTTTAGTTCGTCAACCGCTGATCGAGCCTTGTCTCTGCTATCCAATAAGTTTTGAGCGCCACCTTCATTCACTTTTTTAGCAAATGCTTGAGCGCCTTCATCTTGCAATTCAATTCCTTTTCCTGAGCCGCCAGTTTTATTTAAATCAACTGAGCCTACAATTCTTCTGCCATTTGGCAATTGAAAATTGACGTCAAATTTGCCATTTCCAGCTTTTGCACTTTGCAAGATTGAATTTCGTACATTTTCAGGCAATTGAGACAAAACATCCTGACCTTGGTATTGTTGCGTACCTTGCTGTCCACCAGTAGCTAAATCTCTAGCTTGGGCTTTAGTCATCATCATTTTACCGCTAGGCGTATCAACAACGGTCATTTCTTGACCTGCTTGCGCACTTGCTACAGCGCCAGCTTTTGCGCCTTCAATCGATGCGTTTGCATTTGAATAATTTGGCAAGACAGAAACCTGACCATCTTGCAAAGTCATGCCTTCAGGAAGTTTAGGCTGGAACCTTTCGACACCCGTCGCCAAATCTTTTGTAGTAGTGCCTGGCTGAAATTCAATCATGCCGCGTTTTTTAGCTTCTGCAATGCCCAACCGTCCCATTTCATAAGGGTCTTGACCTTTTGCAAGCATATCCCTTTGTTCTGTAGTCATTGTTAAAGCATTCTCAGCAAGTTTATTGCCTAACTCTTGATTGCCAGCCAGCCATGCAGCCATTGCTTGACGTTTTACAGTATCAACGGGGCTTGAAGGTGTAGGGGTTTGAGCTGTGGGGGTTACATTTCTTTCAGTTAAAGCCTGATCGCCTGTAAAACTTGTTTGTGGTTGTTGTGCTTGCGCAGGTTGTGAGCCGCCCAGTCCAAGCATTGAGCTAAACGCATCAGTTTTTTGTTTTTGTAGAGCCTGCCCAAGTTGCAAATTCTTTTGGTCAATATCGCCCTGCATTTGATTGCCGAAGTATGCTTGACCAATTTTCGCCAATGCTTCAAAAGGCGATTTTTTAACCGTCCAACCGCCAACCATTTGAGTTCCGCCATCTTGCTGTAATGCTTGTTGTTTCAGCATATCTGCAAGTTGCTGCTGTCTCATTAATTGTGTTTGCTGAACTGCCAAATCAGGTGCAATCATTTGCATACTTTGCGGCACTTGTGCAGAAGTAAAAGGATTAGCCATTATAGCGCCCCTATATCGATCATCTTGTAGCCTGACTCGTGAGTATGAACGGCCTCAGGCTTAACTTGTTCTAATTCTTGTGCCAATACGCCAATTTCAGGCCTACCAAATTTCTCGTAAGAGTAAATACCAATGCCTAATTTGTCATGTGTCCCAATTCGTTCAATATTTGTCTTCAATCGAACGTCAGAGAACATTGCCATTCCTGCCAAATTTGCACCAGCACCAAGCAATGAATTATTTTGTGCGACTTTTGAGTTATACAGCCCCATGTTATACTGATTTTGTCCATTTGCCGCCCCTAACATATCCGCGCCTTGAGTTGTTGCCTGTTGAGGCGCATTAACAAAACTAGGGTTGGATACTTGTGAACCTGTACGGACAGCATTTAACATGTTCAAAGGTTGATTCTGCAATTGACTCAAAAGTTGGAATTGCTGATTTTGCGCATTTTGACCAACATTAATACCGTTCAAAGCTGCCTGAGAGCGCAAATCATTTTCTGACTCATTCTGTGTTCGCATTGCGTTGTTATACGCCTCAGAACCGCGCATAATCCCTTGGTTTGCAAGTTGGTTTTCTAGCGCTGCATGAGATTGATCAATTTGAGGTTGAAAACGAGCCATTAAAGCATCTTGCCCTGTTTGGCCTGCGTTCACCATCGATTTTGGCAAATTTGCCATTGTTAGTTGATTGCCTAGCGCATTTTTTACATATCCTAGCCCTTGATCTGCAAGGCTAGAAAGGCCCAGGCTTGTTTTATTTTGCTGATCAAGTAATTGCTGTTGCGCAGGACTTAGCGATTGAGTTGCAGTCCACATCGGATTGCCGGACGAATCTTTCCCGCTTTCGTTATAAGTCAAAGAGCCATAGGGCGTAATTTGATTAACGCGATTAGCAGCTGCAGCAGCTTTTGCCGCTTCCAAATTGCCTGTTGCGGTAGCTTGAGCCGCGCCAGCATAATCGGGCGCTGGAGGTGCAGAAGGTGAGCACATAATAAATTCCTATAAAACAAAAGTCATCGAATGCGCTGTGTGTTTTGCGCCCATTCTTTCCCACAATTTTGCTACGTTTAAATCCGTCATTGCCGATACATTTAACCGTTTAACTCCGCGATTTTTTAACTCATTCATGCCAAATTGAACAATCTTTTTACCCAAGCCATTTCGATGATTTACGTCAACATAAAGAGCATCTTCAATTGCAATTAAATCTCTATTATGCATGTCGTTAGTTATATAAACATTACAATATCCAACCGCGACAGAATCCAACCGCGCTACTATTGTTAATAACCATCCGCCTATGCTTGCTTTTTCGTACTCATCTAATCGAGGGTTATAATCCGATGTTTCTACACCTTCTGATTTTAACCTTGTTTGCATTTCTTGATAATGCGATAAATATAAATGCTTTAATTCGTCGTAAGTTTCGTGAAATTTTTCAACAGTAATTGTATATGTCATACCACACCAGCAGGGTCAACAAGGTAATCAGTAGCCGCCCATCTCATACGAATATTTTTTACATATCCTTTTATGTGAGCAGATAAACAATAACCCATTGCAAAAGCTGTTTGCCAATCTCGTTTTATCGCCAAATCCCCTCCCCATACTCCAGCATCCCATAAAGCGGAATCCCACAAAGCAGGGGCAGGGTTAGTCCCTGAAAAACTAGGTACGCCCGTTGGATCGCTTGTATCGTAATCAGCATTGACACCCAAAGTTAATGCGGGGCTTCCATCAGTTGAAATGATTGGACGAACCATCTTAACCTGTTTTAATTGCGCATTTGCACCGAAATAATTAAACGATTGCTGAGCGTTAAAATTAATATTGTTCCCGTTATCTGCGTATGTATCCCATGCCTTATAAACTGCATTAGTTGAGCCAAAATAGAGTAAATCGCCATGCAATTCAAACGTATAAGCAGGATAACCCGTGAACTGTGACCATGCGCCCGAAATCGTATTCATTACTAACTGATACGAAGAAGTCGTAGCAGACGGAACATTTACAATTAGCATATTCTCTTGCGGAAAAATTGCTGTTTCCCACCCAAAACTTGCCCCGTATGTAGTCGTATAGTCAGACATCACATGCTGGATTTTATCGGTTAGCATAATTTGCGTATTAATCCGAGATGACATCAGAGCCTTAGAAAGTGGCGCTAATCCATCTTTGCAAATAACAAGCAATTCGCCTGCATATTTAGTAATGCACCTACGACCAATAGGAGAGCCAATCGAATAAATTCCGACTAAAGCCCATGTGGTGGAGCTTGCAGGGTCTGTCCCTTTATAAACCGCTACTTGGCCTTCAGACGTAATAAAAACCGCATAATCGTCCATGCCATAGCCAGCATCAAGCGACCATGTGCCCATTGCCATGATATAACCGCCAGAAGTAAATAGCGCTGAAAAATCCAATTGTGAAGCCGCGCCACCGATTGAGCTTGTTGGCATATACCAAACGCTTAATGAATTACTTGGAATAAAAAAGACGCGAGATTTAAAAATATTGACGTTAATAAATGTTTTAGGGTCAACCCCAGTAATTGCAAAATTAACGGAAGGAGTAACAATCCCCGTTACCGTAGTAACCCCTAGCGCACCAGATAACACGTAAGTAAATGTCGATGCGCCTGTTACTGTAATAACGTATGTCCCGTTGTAGCCTGCTGGAGTGAATCCAGAAACAACCACGCTCATTCCTGATTTAAGGTTATGAGGATTTGCCATTGTTACTGTAGCTAACGTCCCTACGCTAGTAATTGATGTAACAGTAGTATTAAACGCAGCCGAGAACGCATTCCCCCATGCTGAACCGTTATAAATTAAAGGCGCATCGGAACCGTTCACATTAATCAAAAAATTCCCCCCGCCTGTCCCAAATAGAACATGCTGAAATTTGTCATTCGACAAACCAGAGACGGAGGGAGAAGAGACTGCGCCCTGACTTGTAATGTCATAGACAGCAGTACCGGAGAAAGCAAAAAACTTTAATGAGCCACTAGGCGGAGAATATGAAGCGATTGTATTTACATTGGAAGGCAATCCAGTTGCCCATGCGCTGTACCCGTAGCGGACTTGCACATCATAAGGGGTGCAGAAAAAGTCGTTAAGAATGACCGCATCTGTTGGTTTCATCTCCGCAATAGGATCACGAGCATTCCACCCGCCAACCGGAGAAGAAACAGAAAGAGTTTTAGATATTTGACCGCGATTAATTCGCCTTTGAGCTTGCCTCATGTTCCCCAACTCCCACGCGGAACTAATACGACTGGTTCAACATCATAAGTTGCGCCCGTTAATACTAACGTATCTTTGCCAGCATCACGTCCCATTGTATCTTGTACGCGTCTTTCATACTTAGCAAAGTCTTCAGCATAATCTAAGCCTTTTGCAGCCTTCCATCGCCAAATAGTTCCTAAAATTAATACTTGCTCATCTATTTTAGATGTATCAGCGTCATTAGTCCAAATCGAAGACGTGGAGCCTGTTGATGTATTAATCCAATTTGTAGAAATGTATTCAAACGCGCATGTTTGGCCTGCCGGAGGAACAGGGTAAAAATTAATCTGATCGTTTATGATGCGAAAAGAGTTCCATGGGCCATTGATCTGCATGGCCTTGATTTGTTGCCAATCTTGCTCAGAACGTGGGCCATATACCGGACGTCTTAAGCTGCGATTCCATATCGTATTATTGACGATGTATTTAAAGCCGGGAGCGATTGTAGAAAGTGAGCCTTGAACTTGAGCCGCTACAGTAGTAAAAATGGTCTCTATCTGCAATGCTTGAAACGAGTAACGAGAAGCTAAATCCTGCCCCTCCTCGTTTGATATTTCAACTAACTGTTGAATCTGCTGATCGTTTGAAGATAATGCCGTATTAGGCGCTAAAATGCCGATTCTTTTACATGCGGATTGGATAATCTGTAAGCAAGTTAGCGCCATGTTATTTCCTAAATAGTTTCTTCAGTACGTGGACGACCCCGTTTTGGCTTGTCGTCGCTATCTTCCAATCGATCAAGTCGCGCTAAAACTTTATCAAGCTGCTCTTGCAATCGACGGTTTTCTTCTTTTGCATCTGCCAACTCTTTAACAACTGGCGACAAATCTTTTTTAGCTTGTATATCAGCTTTAGCCATATCACGCAATACGCGGCCATCTAAGCCAATATCGCCAAGACTTGAATCTGGACATGCTGCCAAATCTTCAATAGTCGGAAAACGGCTTACAAGCGCTTCACGACGAGTTTTCAAGATACGTTCCCAAGTAATCAAAGGCGTACCATTACGCGGGATCTCTTTACCTAACCGATGTGCAGCAAGTCCTTCTTTGAACTCACTCACCCAACGATGGTCATAACGGCCTTCCCTTGCTTCGCGTCCTTTTCTTTCAATAAATTCATCAGCGAAAAACTCAATTGGATCACCTTTGTGACCATGCGGAGTAATAAGAATAAACGTTACGATTTTCGGGACTTGATAACCTGCTTCTTTGCTTGCTTCTGCATCTTCACCGTGTTCTCGGTCTTGAAACGCAAAATAGGGAACTCTTGACAAATCACTCATTTATATCTCCGGTTAAAAGCGGTAGCGCTTTTTAATACTTTGACATTTAGCATTAAAAAACGCCCTCCCCCGTAAAGAGGAAGGCGCATCTATTATACTACTTGACCTTGTGTAAATGGGTCATTAATAATTCCAGAACCATAACCAGTGTATGTACCTGTCAAGGTAATATTGCCAGTCGCAGTTGCGAGCTTATCAAATGTCCCAATTGCAGAACCCATGTAGATACGACGGCCATCTGGATCAAGACCAGCAACAAGTGTTGAAGCTGGAATGCCTGTTCCTGACAATGCCATACCCAAGAATGCGCCATCATAGCCGCCAATGACGTTTAGTACGGTGCTGCCATTGGTTGTCGTAGCTGCAAAGGTTTTTGTGCCTGTGGATGCGATGCGGTTGCGAACGTTTAACAATTGCTTACCATTCGCCAATACGCCAACGATGCCGTTTGCAGCTACTGCAATTGGCGTATCTGCTGCGACTGCCGCATTAGTTTTATAAACTGCGCGACCTTCTACTTGAACCCACCCATAAGTACCTGAAGCCATTGGCGCCATTGCTACACCGAAGCTATAGCCTTGACCAACTGCAGACAGCAACAACGTGCCCAGATAGACTTCATCCCAAATCACCAACGAGCCTTTGATAATAGCATCGTTAGATTTTACATAGATGAAAGTACCCAAGCCCCAAAACGGATCAACCGCTGTTACACGAGTGCCTAGAACGTGGCGCTGTGTTGTATCTGGCGCAAACCAATCATTAAATGGTTGGGTGCCAGCAAAACCTGAAATTGCTGAAAACATGTTTTACTCCTTTGCCCAAAGGGCGATAAATTATCTTCTCTTAAATACTTGATAAAATAAGGCGCTTATTAACATTTCAAAGCGCCTTAATATTTCATCACGCCTTAAGTACGCCCTGAAGTGAGCGATTTGCTAAAGCCAAATTACCTTGCCAGATGATAGTTTTGACCAGCGCGTCCTGATTGATACTTTCCACATCATCCAACATAGTGATATTAGCGTCACGATGAACGACCAAATCAAGATAGTTAGTGTTGAGAAAATACGCATGTTGCGATGGAATACCGCCTGAGCTATCGAAGAAGACATCAGCAGATTTATATTTCATCGACATCATACCAGCCTTGCCATCTTCATTACTTGTATAGCGTTTCAATGAAGTTTGAGACTGTTCGAAGAAAGTGAAATAATCATCAGACATGACGATCAAATCAGGCGTATCCATGCCACGCGTCAATTTAATCCACAATGGAAGCATTAAAGATTCGATTGTAGTAGCGCTTGGTGTAATCGCAGAACCACCTTGTAACGGAGCAGCTGCAGATTGAACAACGTTTTGCCAGAAAGCATAAGTCGAGCTATTGATACCGCCGACTGTACCTGTACCAGCATCAGCGACAAGAGCTTGCAAGCCGTTGATCTGATTAGCTGCTGTACCGTCAGAATACAAGTCTGCACTCAAGCCGTTAGAAAATGAATGTTGCGCATTTTTAATCTTTGCTTTCACAAAGTTAATGATGCGATTTTCACCGCTGTTTGTACGCATTTCCAAACCTGAGATTGCCAGATTTACAGCAACTTGACGCCAAGGATATTCAGCTGCAGACAATACGTCAACTGCATTAATATTCAATACGTCATAGCCGCTGTAACGTTGGTATGTCGAGTTAGATGCGTATTCGAGTGGCTGAGCGATACTAAGGCCACCATCTTCTAAACGTACTTTGCCACTTTCTGACAAACGACGATATAGCGCATTGTGTTTTGATACATTATCCGCCACATCTTTCGAGTGATTGCGAAATGTGGTTGCAACTAGTTCTGAGAATACGCCAAAGTTACCAGCGGCGTAGCCTTGTCCGGGAGATGCCATGTTAAACTCCTAAAATTTGTTAAGCGCCTTGTATTCTACGTAACGTAGCGCGGATTGTGTCGTCCATAGTGCCTATGGGCTGCGAACTTGGCAAAGCTGAGCGGGATCGAACGTTGACCGATGCCGCAGTTTTTGCCGCTTGCGCCTTCTTTGCAATCTCTGCTTTTGCTGCTGCCTGCTGTTCTGCGAGGACTAGAGCGCGAGTCTGTGGGTTTGCGTAGATGGCTTGCTCATAAGCATCTTGGAGAGTCTGAGCATGTCCGGCTTGTAGTAGCGCTGACATATGCCCACGAACATTTTCAAAATGTTTATGGTTTGGATCAGAAGAAAACTGCTCAATTTCGCTGTTTAACGATTGAGAAGCGCGCTGCTGTTCCGTTTGTTGCTGATTCTGTATATAACCCTGAAGTTGCTGCAATTGCGTTTGCAAATGAAGAACATTCGGATCTACTTGATTCATTTCTGGATTTTGTACCGCGCCCAAATCAATACCGTAGCTTTGGGCTAATTGTGCAAAATACGCTTGTTTTTCATGTGGCGCACCATAGCGAAGTTTATGGTCTGCGGCCATCAGTTCGGCAATAGCTTTGTCAGGCGTTACGTTTAGAGCTTGCAATGTCTGAGCGTATGGTGCGATCGCGGTTTCAATTGCTGCACCGAATTGTGCTTTTTGCTTGTACTGATCAATACCTTTAAAAATGTCGCCTTCTCTGCGTTCGATTTCAGCTTGGACTTCAGGCGGCAAAGTATTAAACTTTTCAGCCGCTTCTTTTTTCCAGCTTGTAGGTGCTTTTTTTAAAGGTACTTCTGGCTCTGCTTGAATTTCTTCAGGCTTCGATTCTAAATTTGTCTCTACCTTAGTTTCTAAAGTAGTTTCTGGCGTTTCTTTCGTTATATTCCGTAAAGTATCGCGGATGGTGTCATCCATGCTTTTCGGTACATCTTCTATGATAGGTGCTTCAACTTCGAGAGTAGTCCCGTTGTCTAATTCCATTTTTTAAACTCCAGTCAATTAGCGGGACTTTCACCCGCTACCAGCGCCACAAGGCGTTAAGATTTAATACTATTTTATACTAATTTTAAAAAAATGCTACTGTGTAAGTGCATTTTGCAACTGCGTAGCTGCTTGTGCTGCGGTATTACTCGATGTTAAATCCACCCAGCGTGACCGACCAGCATACGGGGCAATGACGCCAATCGCATAAACTGTAGTAATTGTTGCGCCCGGCTGGTAGGTTTGCAATTCAATCGTGCGGCCTGTTCCCGCTGGGTCTAATTGTGCCACTAAGGTTGCTTCTGTAAATGCCATGATAATCTCCTATTCTGTAGCTGCTAATGCTTCACGTTTTTTTGAATCTGGCAACTCTTGCCAAGCTGTACGAACTGCATGATCTAGCGATTTATCTTCAGCTTCCGCTTGATATGCCTTTTGCCTTTCTGACTCTTGGCGCTCGTTTGCCATGCCTTCCCATTCACGACACCCTGACTGCTTTAAATCTTCTCGTCGCTCTGCTCGTGATGTAATCCATTTTCCCGTAGCTGGGCTTTCATACGCTGGAATATCTACGATTCCCATTGGCGCAGATAGTATCACTTTTTGCGACTTTTCACCGCAACATTCAGGTGTATCTAAATAATTTGCAATAGTACGAATATAATCATGAATTTTCCCGCATTTATTGCAACGGCTCTCATAAATTGGCATTATTCCCCCACTGATTGATTGGCTGCTGCGATTTGTCCAGCTTGCAAAGTAGTTGCTGCACTGATTTCTGCGACTTCTATCTTTGCTGCATTATTCATTTGTGCAATGAGTAAAGCCTGCTGATTTTCAATTGCTTTCATGCGCTCATCGCTTTCAATTCGCATTTGTTCGAGGATAGACTCATTATGCATCTGTTGTTGTGCGCGTTGAGCTTCTAATGTGTTTTGATGTGCTATTTGTTGCGCTTGCATTTCTTGCTTGTGCTGTTCGACTTGCGCGGCTAATTGTGCGCTTTGCTGTTCAGCCTGCATATTCGCCTGCAACTCTCTTTGATGCTGCTGATCTGATAATTGCGCTTTCATTTGTTCGATCTGCATTTGAGCTTGCGCCTTCCCTGCATTAGGGTCTGGCGCTGGTTTAGGAGCTTGCATCTTTGCGAAAGCATCTTCTACTGCACTTCCCATTTTTGCGCGCCTGCAAATAGTCAAAACAACTTCCTTCACCGCGTCGATTGGCAATGCGCCACGTTCTACAGCTGGAGCGATTCCGTTAATAAACTGTGTGACGCCCGTAAGAAGCTGAGTCAATCCTTGCATGTCGCTATCTTGTTCTGCGCTTAATGTCGAATCCGTCTCAATGTCGATGCGGTATGTTCTAGCTGAGTCATCATGCATTTCCGCAATAACTTTTTCCCATGTTACTGGGTCTTGAGGCTGTGGCGGTTGTGGCGGAGGTTGACCGCTCATTTGTGCTTGTTGTGCTTGCTGCTGATACTGAAGCATCGCTTGCTTATTCTGTATATCAACTTGGGTTTGATGCGGCATTTGCACAAGCGTCATTTGTTCGAGCGTTTCAGGCTGGAATTTCTCGCTAATGATTTCCGCTTTTAAGCGAATCAAATCACGAATATACCGTTGAACTTCTTTTTGCATCTTTTGCAGTCGCTGAGTTCCCCACTGCGTTTTAATGCGTTGCGCACCGAATGTCTCGTTAGGGTCACTAGCTGAGCGCATAATGTCCGATATACCAGTGATCTCATAGATGATCTGCTTAGTCTGGTCGCGCTGCGTATATAGCTCTTGCAGGACTCTTGCGCATGTTTCCATAGGCATGAACCAAATAGCTTTATCTAGGCCGCCACGCTCTAACAATGCCGTCACATTCTCCGCAGGGATTAACTCGTTATCATTGGCCTTAGATAGTTGCGATAATTCGCTAAGTGTAGAATCATAAATGCCGCGATTCTTCAACCCTTCAATGAGTTTATTGATGCGAATAGAAATTCGGTTCAATTCTGCTGCTTGTTGCTCGTATTGAGAGAATAAAGCAGCAGGGACTAGCGTATGATTGTTTTCAATAGCATATAGAGGACGAGGAATAGGATAAAAGTCTTGAAGACCTAGAGGATCATCTTGTACCTTACACGGACTATCATAAGTCTTGCAAATCCAGACTACTTTCTTTTTATCCTTGTCCCAAATTTCCCAAATTTCAGCAGTTTTGAATAAATCCGCGACTTCTTTTGAGTTTTTTACATCTTCATCGTCTGCTTGGTCTAACGGAATCTTATTTCCTACGTCTTCGCCAAACTTCTCGACCAATTCCTCACGTGCTAATTGATGTCTAAACGCTACCCAGCAAACCTCATTCCATGTTTTGCCAGATGAAATACGAAAATCATCATATTGAACGTTTTCACATAATACTTGTTCCCATTCAATTTCCTCGTAGGCTTCTGATTCTTGCAAATCATCGTCCGACGATGAATCTTCAGCGCCAATCTCACGCAAAGAAGGTACATAGCGAACACGCGATACTGTACGGCCTGCAAGAAGCATTGCTAACACATCAGATTTCAGGATATGGTCAAAATCATAGGTTTCTTGCGAAAACTGAAGCGCACGAGTAAGCACTTCTGATACCCGCATTCCTAGCGGGTCATCATCTTGGTATCTACGCTTCACTTGTGGCTCAGGCAATGAGTTATAACACGCTTGGCGTAGCGTTTCAGTATTAGTCCAAAGGATATTGAACGAGTTAGCTTTAGGGTTTTCAGGTGTATATTGCCCGTAAATGTCTTTAGCCTTCTTGCGCCATGCAGATTCTCGCTTGTCAGCTAGTTTTAATTCGAGCTTCCACCGCTTCGTAATTGCTGACGGTGATTCCCCGATGTCTTTCTCTGTTTCTAACTGAGTGTAGTCAGCCATGTTTTATCCTTAAGCCGATGTGACTGTTTCCCATGCCGCTGCGGTGCGAACTCTTAGCTTATGTAGCGTCGAATCGTAATAAGTATCGCCTTCTTCAACGTTATCAACTGGTGCTGATGCAAGAGGAATGTATTTAAATTGGCCGCCTTTTTTCATCTTGAAGCGAATATTTGCAACCAAGAATCCGTTTGTACCAAAAATAATATCATTCCGAGCGCCTGACGAATCGGTACAAATAACTAAATTCCCGTTATTCCCCGATCCTGCAACGCATGAGCCAAAAAGATATGCATCATTCGGCCCCGTAATTGTGTACGACGAGTCAGCATAAGCCGAACTAGTGAATCCAGCATCAACAAAACCAGTTGTGTCGTTTGCGTTGTTGTTGGCATACGCGATCAAATCAGAACTTGCACTTGCCCCGTTGGACATGTTCTGAATTGCTATCTGCGTATATCCATTAACAGTATTAAGAAACGTCGAAAGAGGATTAGTCAAAGTAATCCCGTTTGTCCCTAGCAGTCTAATTGTCATTGAAGGCAGATTAGCTGCATTGAATGAAGGTGTGCGAATAGCCATTTTACATTCCATCCCCGACCACAACACGCAAAGTTCCAGCAGCAGAGGCACCAATTAAACTAATCGTAGTTACCCCGCCCGGAATGCTAAATATCTCTTTACTGTTTGCAAACATGAAAACGCCATTGCTTATAGTAAGCCCAGAGGACGTACCAAACGACCATGCAACGTTAGCAGCGCCATCTACCGCGATTAATGCTGAGCAGCCCTCTGCTGGAATTGGCGGCAATGTTAATTGAGTTACCGCTGCTGTGATAGATGCGGCTGTTTGAGCAGTTGGCGTAGTACCTTGCGCGCCACGTGGCTGAAATGGGTAATTTTGTTGCATGTTATTCCTCGCTTAGTCTGCGTCTTGTTTGACGCTCGATCATTTCGTTAAATGTCCTGTGCTGCGGGTATCTTGGCTGTTCAGGCTCTTTTGATGCAAAATCCTCTTTCCATGCAATTGCCAACATCCTGAAACTATCTGCACAGTGCGACGTAAAATCGTGCCTTGGATGATCTTTGAAACATTTCTTATCATCATCCCACTCTCTTTGATACAATTTTAATAGTTCTACTGCATCTCCGCAATTTTCTCGATCAAAATAACAACGCGGAAGAATTGCCCTTACTGCCTGAATACCATCCTGAAGGCTCAAACTAGGAACGATTCTAACCTTTTCAGCGCCAAAAACAGTCCAAGCCTTTTCTTGAATAGACCGACCAGCAGAAGCTAATGTTTTTGCCCTTGCGTCATGCGGGAAAGAAAACTTTCCGTAATTATACTTTCTTCTATGTTCTAAACTTTCAATTGGCTTTCCAAATACTGGTTTTGCATGAGCTTTTAGTTCCCAGTCATCATTCTCTAACTCATACCCAAATATCTGTTCAAAATAATGCTTAAGCGACTTTTTGTTTGCGCCATAGTATTCAAGAATGCGCAATTCTCCGCCAATGACCTGATAGAACCATATCCCTGTATCATCCGTCCATCCCAAATCCCAAGCTGTATGCACTGGGAAATTAGGGTCATGAGGTACGCTTGCAATTTGCCCATGCTTTTCAATTTCTTGTATTTCAGCGCCATAATACGCACCTAATACCGCAGCCTCAAATGACACCATGTATTCCTGCTCAAACAATGCCGTGCCTTGATCTATTCCCCATTCCGCAATATACGCCATTTTTTCAGCGTGTAGCCTTTCAACGCTAATTACACCCGTATCTAATGCTGATAGTTTCTGAGTAAATATGCTTGGGTCTGTCAATCCTGCATTGTAAGTTTTGTAAGCGTGATTCTTTCCCCTTGGTGTCGTAATGTACATCTGCCATCCGTTATTTTCTGCAAAGATTGGTCTTAAATATGCTCTAGCTGACGGATTAGCTAACGCCCATTCAGAAAACACCACGCCAGCAGGAGGAGAACCGACTAACGAATTATAGTTATCACTTCCTAAAACTTGCCATGTTGACCCATTCACAAAACGGATCATCATTTCATTATCTTTAGTATTAAGCCTTAATTCATGCGGGAAAGCCTCATCAATTCTTCGCTTACCACTGTGCGGGTTAATAGCTTCCCATATAGCTTTGCGTGCTTGACTTGCTTCTGGCAACATGTGCCAATACGTAGCTTTACGCTCAAATGCTGCACAAGCTGTCCTATGTAATGCAATCTCATCTTTGCCTGAGCGACGATGCCAAATCAATTCAGCGTGTTTTCCTCCGTTCTCAAAGTAGTTCCACGCTGCCATTTGATAATCACGAGGACGCCAGCCATTAGGTAGCGTTATCTTTGCCATATCTCACAATTTCAACTGTTACGCCACCAGACTGTTCTACTTCTTGCTTATCGCGCCATTCAGCAGGCCGTCTGTTTTTCAACCAAAATATTCCCGCTGTTGTATCGGGAGGATAGTACTTGCGAATTGGTGTTTGAACGATCTCACCAGATACCACGCGAATATCAACCTCGTCATGCTCATATCCGATAGCACGTGAAAACAAAGATCGCTCTACTCGTTCATCTGCTTCAACCTTACCACTTTTTAGGGCGTCGCAAAAATCCGCATTGTCTAATTTCCATCTATACAAAGTAGCAACATTTACCTCAAAGAAATCTGCTATTTCTGTATCAGTTGCACCAAGCTTACATAACTTTCTTGTTTGCTCTACAAATTCATCTTTATATTTGCTAGGTCGCCCGCGCATTTATCTTCCCCTTGGGTAGCCAAGTTTAAAAGAAAAAGCCCCCGTAAAGGAGGCTAGTTTAGGCTTTCACCTCTTTTATCATTTTATATTAGATAGAGAAATGATGCAAATTTAGTTTAATAACTATTTAATTTTTAGTTAAAACAAGATTGATATTTAGATTTCCAAAATTTTTTACAGTTTTCCAAAAATTCCTCAACACATCCATTTCTATTTTCTTCATTTCTATTCATTTGCGTTGCTGCGATTCTATTTAAAAACATTTCAGCAGTTCCTAAAAATTCATTTTCGACTTCAGCAAAAAACTCATGTGATTTTACTTCTAACTCAGAGCTAATGATTCTTTTTGTTAATGCTGATTTATGAATTGCCATTTTAGTTAATGTAGTCATGATTTTCTCCGCTAAGTTTTGCTGCGATGTAGTAACTATAAACCACGGGAAAATCATTTGCAAGTTTTATTTCAATTATTTTTAATTTCTTTTGCTTGATCTTCCCATTGTTTCATTTTAATCTCCTTAATCTTTTACGCTCATCAACAATCGCGCCCCGTAGCGCCTCTTTTTCACTGTCACTTAGTATTTCTGCATAACCCTTTAAAATATGGCTTGGCGCTTGTGCTAAACGTCTTAAAACGCAACATTCTCTTGTAGCATGTGTTCTGCCTGCGTTCTTTAAACACCACTCACACCTTTTCATCTTCTTTTACTTCCAGCGCTTGATTCGCAAATTGAATCTGTATTGCAGTCAAAGTATTATCTTTTAATTGCTCACGATACTTGATTCGTTTTGCCCATGCTTTGTGGTCACGTCCCGCTTTTGTCAAAAGAGGAAATTTATCATTTACTGTACGAATATCAACCATTTTCATATCCTCAATTCTAAAAGTAAAGTTTTCAGCTTCTTAGCCGTTTCCGGATTAGGCGCAGCAAGCAACGGATGATTCGTCGCGCCTGACATTTTTAAAATATCGATCTTTGCTTCTGGCAATGCTTCCATCGCATAATCTATCCCGATTCGTTTCTTTTGCACCGCACTTGATAGCATCGTTACACGGCCATGAAAGTCTGAACCAAATGAAGGGAAATAGCGCGGTTTTAAGCCGTTTAATTTTGCTTTGGCTACTACCCTAGCATAGGCATCTTTAAAAGCCATTCTAGCCGCTATAGCATCCCCAGAATTAAGCAAAGGAGCGGCCACAGACAATGCTTCTGCGATCTCATCGGTCAACAACCCAGATTCATGCTCTGATTTTGGTACGCTTGCCCATGCTTCGTCCGCGCTCATCCAAACATCATCAGCTTGCGCAAGGCATCCGTTCACAATATCTGCAAGTTGCGGCTTGAATCGGTTTGTAATGATGTAAGTCTGCGCAGACTTCGCAACTTGCCCAGCGCCAAAATTCGAAAGAGCGTTCATCCACATTTCAATCTTTTCTGTCGTAAATGGCGCAAGATCATATTCAGTAATAATCAATTTTATTGCTTTTGCAATTTCTTGTTTGTTATCCATGAGCATGTTTCTCCATGTAGGCATCTAACGCATCAAACGTTTTTTGCTGAGCAAAACTTCTGTCATTCACCCCGTTTTTCTCAATTAAAATAAAATGATCAACTTTTGCAGCTGTTCGGCAAATTAACTCAATGTCGTCATAGACCGTCTTGCGTTCGTTCTGCCCTTGAGAAAACGGGTCTATCTTGCAACCGTCAATTGCTTTGCATAACTGTCCAACTGTGTAACCGTCTTTCAATCGTGCCTTGATTGCCTTTTCTCTTTTGCCATCAAGTTTTGCAAATTCATGGTTGTGCTTCAATTTCCAATAATCGAACACTTCCAAAGTTTCGCTTTGCGGAACAGTGGTTTTAATATTCTTATCTCTTCTTATCTCTTCTGTATCTGTATCTAGTGCATTTTTGCGTTCTGTTGCGTTCGGTTGCGTTTGCTCTCGTTTTTTCTTCTGTTCTTCCCGAAATATTCTGCTTCTTTCCGCAGAGCTATCCTCTCGCTTTGGCTGTCTTTTCTCCCAGCCTGTAACATAGTCGCCATCAAGAACGCGACCTTGCATTTCCTCACGAATTGCAACAACATTTTCAACATCAAGGTCTAATGCGGTTGCTACGTCTTCATCGCACCAACCTTGCGTTCGTCCGCGTTCGGTTGCGTTCGATGCTGTCGTTAGCATATGCAAATAAACAGAAATTACATCCCCAATCTTGTTATTCGACTTTCTTGCAATAGTGCGCCATTTTGGATCGTTAACCATATCGACCCACAACCTGAACCACGGATTTGCCATCTTATTTTCCTTTAGACGAAAAAAAGGCTTTAAATGCTGTCTCTCCTTAATTGGAGTTGGTCGAACTGGTATAGCGCCAGCCAGACAGCATTTAAAGCCCCGCTATAAATTTTTGGCGACCAAGCCAAGTTAAACTATAAAACAAAAATCAAATTCTTACAAGAAGAATAGAAGATTTAATCTGCAAATAACTATCCCATGCGTATTCAATAGCAAGAAACCGAGCATATACAAAACAGTCAGTGTCAAACTCGACCGCCCTAGTCTGCCCCATTATCCGAAAGTAAGCCCGAATCATTTTTTGGACTCCAGCAGCTTATAAGCGACTTCCAGCGCCTCTCTGATTCCTTTGCTGAGATTTCCATTGCCTAACTTTTCCGCAATCCTAGCAAGCCTAAAAGTAAGTCGAACATCGTATTTTTGAGCAGGGCAATCCTGTGATTCATCTATTTTTTTCATCGTCCGACCTTTGGTTAGTACCACGATAAATGAATCACAATGTTTGTGCGCAATTCTACGCGCAAAGGAGTTTTGAGCATGGAAATAAAACAACTGTACGACGATATCAGCGACAAATTACGAGCGCATGAATACAACGCTCAGAATCGGGCTGAATGGTTAGCAAATGAGATTAACAAACTTAATAGAGGTGAAAAAATGAGCGAAACAGTGAACGATCGAGTAAATGTGCATCTAGGGGGTCAAGATGGCGGTATGGCAGCACTTGCGCCACTTCTTGCAGCACAAGGCGGTGGTATGGGTCAAAATGGCATGTTGCCGCTTTTACTGCTGGCCTTGCTTGGGCGTGGCAATGGCGGATTGTTTGGCGGCGGCAATGATGGCGGGTCTGGCGTAAATAACATACAAAGTACAATTGAATCAGGTAATATCATGTCAGCATTGGGTGATATCAAAGCATCAGTGCCGTTAGCTGAAGCTCAAGTACAGCTTGCATTAGCTGGCGCACAGAACGACATCAACAACCAAACACAAGCGCAAACAATCCAACTCCTAAATCAAAACTTTATGGGACAGATTGCGAATCAACAAGCATTTTGCACAACACAACGTGAAATTGCTGAAACAGCTTGCGCAGTAAAGCAGACAGTAAATGATGACGGTGAAAAAACTCGTTCTTTAATCGGTGCAATTGACCGTGAGAATTTAAATCGCCAGATTCAAGTATTAGCAAATGAAGTTACAGAACTACGTAACGACAATCGAAGAACAGTAGGTGAAAACGGCATACGAATTGATATGACTAACAATCAGAATCAGCTTCAAATGCAACAGCAACAACAAGCGCAAGCGATTAATGGCATTGCTCACTTGTTAGCTGATAGTGTTCAAATCGCACGTGCTACTAACCAAGCAATCAATATCGGTGGTGGTACATTGACTTCTAATCCAACTAATACAGCTACAAATTTGCGTACTTAATAGCAAAATGGCTAGTCTCTTATTTGAGCTAGCCATTCTTTTATTTAATCGCGACCCCAAAATGCAACTAAGCTACCTAAAACAATGCAATAAATGTAGCATAAAAATGCTGATATTCCACGATCAAAATTAAATCCACTAATCCAAGCGCCCAAACAAATAACCAACGAGACTGCTATAAATATTAAAATAGGTTTCATTATTTCTCCAGTTGTTTAAAACCAAACTGCGCGTTTTTCCTGCCGCTTGGCTTTTTTGTTAAAAATATTTTTCAGTCTAATCAGATACTCTTTGCTATAAACTCTAGACCGTTTTGCATTGTGTAAATATTCTACTTTCTCCGCGCCTATTCTTTCTATTAGTCTTGGGTAATATTCTGCAATATTCCCACTTAATTGCATGTTGCATCTAACGCAAGACATATGCAAATTCCAAAGGTGAAAACGTAAAGCGGAATTAGAACCTCTAGATTTTAAATGTGACGCATCGCGTGGCACATCAAATCTATGAGGCGTTCCACAGCTTACGCAAGGCTTACCCCAATCTCGCCATTTGACGTAAAGATTAACTGCTTTCTGTGCATCGTCTGCGTAATCTTTTGTACTCTTTAGTTTTTCCTTTCTTTCTTTATCCGCTTGCCGAACCTGCTTTGCTTCTGCGCGCTTCTTTTTTTCTAGCAGCTGAAGTCCAAGAGTTGCGCCACATTCAGGCGAGCAAAAATTTTTGAATGGCAAAGAAGGGGCGCGACAAATCTTGCATTTTTTAGAGTTCATTTTTCAGAACCATTCCAAAATTATTAACTTTTAGCATTTTTTCTGTACATACAATTTTTATTAATTTGTTTTTTTTAAATTGTGAATAATCTACATGATGATGCCATCTATTAAATTTAAAACTTAGTCTTGCGACATCTGGGTGCAAATCAACAAGCATTTTACTTTTTGGCAATGTTCCTTCATCATCATAAAAATCTGCGCTATTTCCTCCGCGCATTCGTTGAGTTGTAATTTTCCCGCATAAAAAAGCGTTAAATTGAATCGTACAAAGCCCATCTTTTAACACGCGCAAACTTAAATCTGTATCTTCGTTATATCTACCGCGCCAACGATAACCGAAATTGTTTTCAATTAATAAACAAGAATAAATTCTTGTATTTAAAACATAAGGAGGAACCTTATCTGTTTTTTTGCAAAATGAATAATAATTGAGACCAGAAACTGGAACATTTTTATATCTATCAACAAACTCTTCAGCAGCAGCTAACGTCGATCCTGTTTTTACTTCATATTTTTCATTTCTGTTTAAATAATGAAAAGCATCAATATTGTCATCCATTACCCAATGACGCTTAAATCCATTTTTTAACGAATGATCTATGCAAAAATTACGAGCCGCGCCTGGGCCGACACTTTTTGAAAATCCTAAATCATCACAAGTTTCGTAATTTTCTTTATATGATTCTGGCAATATTAAAATTTCCCCAAAACATCGGCCATTTTTATATAAATCATATTCTGATTTTTCAACAACAATAAAATGAGAAACACCCATTTCATTTAATGCCCTTGTTGTTAACCCGTTTTTGCTTCGTCCTTTTGACACTATATATATTGGATATTTAGGATTCATTTTTATAAACCTTTTTATTTAGCCCCCAATGCGATTTAAAAGGGTGCCATATGCTTTTAGTTTTATTTGTTAATGTCTGAGATATTTTTTTTTGAAAATCTAAATAATCTTGCTCTGTTTCAAAACGAATAATTAACGTTTTAAAAGGCTCTTTTTTTTCCTGTATAAATTCAGGCATCCCAACCCATTCAGGGTATGCATCAAATAAATCATTCATTTTTTCTCCTGTTATTTTTAACCATTTTCTATGGCTTGTTTTTCTTTAAATTCAACGCCTTGTTGCGCGCCAAAAGCGTAAATCAATTCGATCAATTCAGAAAAATCACGCTTTGACATTTTCGATGTTGATTGACCACATACTACAAAACCACCATCTAAGCCTGGCACTACTTTCGTCTTTTTTAGCGATGCAGTTAAAACATGTTTCCATTCCTCATCGCTTAGCTTTTGACCGTACCATTTAACTTGATACGATATTTGCTTTAGCAATGACCATAAAAGCGCATTCTGCTCTAAATTACGTGTTGGTTCTTTAATTCGCACGATATAGCCATCTGGCGCGGTATTGATTGCGCCAATAGCTCTTTGTCGTGCTGTTTCGTGTGCTAAGACGAAGTACATAGTTTCCACCTTGGACAGCTTGAAAGTTGATGATCGCCTTTGCATAATGGGCAAACTGTTTTGTAAGTCATGGCGTTATCTCCAGAATTTCCATTGTACGAAGCCGCTGCAAATTTTCCTGAATTTCTTTCCAATATTTGTCTTCAGGAATTGATTCTTCTTCTCTCGATTCCCAATAATTCAGCTCAATTAATAATTCTCTTAGTTCACCTAAAGTCATCATATCCCCCACTCATCACTATTATCGGTTGGCAAGTCCCACGGCTGACCGCTGTTGTATGAAACTAAGTTATACATGGTGTAGCAAACTGCTATAAATAAAATTAACCAAATCATTTTTTATCCTTTTCTAAATGTAAAACGCCATATTTCACGGCTCTTTCTTTTGGCATTGTTATTTCCATTTCAGCAGATTGAAAAACCAAAATTAATTCTTCAAACGATTTAATTTTATTTAACTCTATTGTTACCATTTCAGGAATTTTAAAAACGTTAGTCTTAGATTGCATTAAATTTGCATCATTATTAATTATAAAATTACTCATTCCACACTCCTCAAATTTTCAAGCCACTCATCAGCATCTTCAACATCTGCCCACGCTGCTGCACCTTTTTTTGTCATTTCGGAAAATTCTTTTTGATTCAATGATGAACTATAACAAGCATCATCTAGCTTCTTAGTTACTAGGTGTGGATAGCCACCTTCACGCAATAGTAGGTTTTCGTAATCATCCATTTTTTTGCATTTCCTCTCTGAATTTTATTAATGTTTCTTTTGCATTATTACAATCCTCTTCTGTGTAACCGTTTGATTTTGCAGACTCACTTAAAAACGCTTGTGCATATTCTTCTATTTCTTCATCCAACAATGTTTTCCCAATTGCCGACCATAAAAAAAAGAATACAAAATTGTCAACGCGATAATCTGTTTTTGCTACTAAAATTACGTCTAACGCCGGATACAAATCAATTTCAACTTTCCGAATTACTTTTGTTTTTTCCTGCGCCAATTGCTCAAGCAATTCTTTTTCAACTTCTGCAACTTTTTGTACATACTTTAATACTTTTTCAGCTGCGTTTTGAAATTCCAATGATGTACTAAAAGACGTTCCAACACGATGACCGCGAATTTTAGTTTGTGAATATTTTTTATCTGCGCAAGATACAAACAATTTGCAAATCTTATAATCAGAATTTGTAAATAAATAAATATCTTGCAAAAGTTTTTGAATAACGTTCATGTTTTACCTTTAAAATTTAAGAACAATTCTATTATATACACTTAACACAAAAGATCAATTAAAAATAATTCAAAATAAACTTGATTTTAAATTTTAACTAGATTAAGATACTAAACATCAACAAACAAACGGAGAAATAAAAATGTTAATAGAAATTAAAAATCGCTTTAATGGCTCAGTATTATTTGCGCACGATGTTGAAAATAATAGTTTGGCTATAACTTTTAAAATGGCAATTAAAGCTCGTGCTGACTTGTCCCGTGCTAACTTGTACGGTGCTGACTTGTCCGGCGCTAACTTGTACGGTGCTGACTTGTACGGTGCTAACTTGTACGGTGCTAACTTGTGCGGTGCTGACTTGTCCCGTGCTGACTTGTCCGGCGCTGACTTGTCCCGTGCTAACTTGTACGGTGCTGACTTGTCCGGCGCTAACTTGTACGGTGCTGACTTGTACGGTGCTAACTTGTACGGTGCTAACTTGTGCGGTGCTGACTTGTCCCGTGCTGACTTGTCCGGCGCTGACTTGTCCCGTGCTAACTTGTACGGTGCTGACTTGTCCGGCGCTAACTTGTACGGTGCTGACTTGT